TTTAATAACAAGACTAGTAGTATAACCTTCTAGGTACCAAGAACCTGCAAAGTCTGCATTACCTGCTGTGTGCTGTGCTTCAATACCAGCCTTAATCGCATCAACAAGATCATGTGAAGTGTTAATATGCGAGGAATCATACAACAACATGTCATCATATGTTGTAGAATTCTGAGCCGAGGCTGCAAATGTTACACCTTGAATAATTGCTGAATAAACATAAGTAGAAATAAGTGACTTTAGGTGTAACGTAGCCACTGAACCTGCAACAAACGTACCAGCAGGTTGCATAGCAGTTGTTACTGTTTTGTTTGTAATAACTGTAACGTCCTGTACACTACGAAAGTGATAGTCTTTCTGTGTTGTACCAGTTAGATACGAAGCTGCATTGTTAGTTATAGTACAAAAGGTACCATCAGTTGTAGTCCATATATAAATGTTAGAACCTTTGATAGCACCAACATAAGAACCAGTTGCATCACGTTCAATAAAGAACCAAATAGCACCATCTAATTCAGCCTTAGTAAATGCAGTACCATCAGCTTTCTTCAATACATTTGTATGTTGCATCCCTGGTCTTTTCAATAGACCAAAGGTAGGATCAGGGTAACCGTTAATGCATTCAGTTACTTGTCCTAATAATTTTTTGTCATCATTTTGGCGAGAGACACCACCAAGAAAGTTTGGTACTAGTTGTGTTACTGCTGGCATTAGCGAATCAAAGTATGGAACGGTTGGTAGCTTTGATAGAAGTTTTTACCTTTAGGACTACCAAAGAATGTATAGTCTCCTTGGTTACACTCATATTCTAAAGCTGTAGAACGAGCAAGAGCTTCCTTCTGTTGTAACATTTGGAACTGATTAGAGTCACCAATAATTCTACTAGATACAATCGTAGCAGCTTTAGCAACAATAAATGCTTGAATAGGAGTAGGGATACTAGTCCAATCAAAGTACCAAGTAATATCAACGTATAGTTTTTCGTCTGTCCAGGTAAATGAATGAGCAGTCTTATCGTAAAGTTTGCCTTCACGATTGATGGCGTCTCTATCCATGTTCTGTGTATAGGTAGGATTCAGATCCATCTGAAGCATGTTATTAGGAATAACTACTTCGTTGTTTGAATCGGGTGTAATAGGATAGTCGTATTCTTTATTAAAAGACCATCCTTCTGATTGTATTTCGCGTGACACTTCTCTTAGGGTGTTGAGTGCAATCGCAACGTCCGGGTTGGTTTGTGATTCAACTCTACTTTTAACAATTGATTGAGTCAAAGTTTGACTACTAACAGTCTGGGAGATATTGATAGTATAGTTATATGTAACAGGATCTGTAGCTGGGGATACCTCTACACCTGCGACGGCAATAGATGTACCAACAGTTACATTGGGACCACCAATATAGGTACCGACTGGGATGTCAGCTGTTGTAGTAGTTAGAGTAGTACCGGAAATAGAACCAGTAAATTTAGAAACTTCATTTAGTACAAAAGTTTCATCGCTTGTTAGTGTTGTTACAGGAGCCTGACCAACTGACGCCAGGATCTGATTAACAGCTTGTAGCTCAGTGTTGGAGCCAGTAGTAGGGAAGGCCATAATGAGTATTATTCTCAATAAAGAATTAAAAAAAAGGAGCCCCCGAAAGGACTCCCATGTATATAAAAATCAGAATGCAGAAGGAGCAGAAGCACCAACATACAGTTCAACGCTAGCAGCAGGGTTCAGATAATCTGCACCACATGCCAAGCGACCAAGCATCACATCGCCTTGGTAGACAACGGATACGTCTCCACTGGTGACTTGCACCTGTGGTCCGATTGCTTCGACCATACCGGCTGCTTCCTTCTGGAAGATCAAACCGCAGGACTTAGCGCCAACTTCAGAAGCTGTGCCGTAATCGTTGTTGATACCAGTAGAAGCACCAGAGGCATCTTCCATGGTTTCAGCAACGAAAGAACCAGTGTTACCAGGATCGGTTACACCAGTGGTTCCGCCGTAAGCAGTACCATACTTACCCAGGAACGGAATGTTCATGGACTTGTAGATCTTGATACCAGCAATCTCGATGATGCCGTTACCGGACTGCAGAGCAGTGCCCTGAGCGTCACGGTTCACAAGACCATTAGTTCCAACAGCTTGGATCAATTCATAGTATTGACGTGGGTTCAATACGGCGACACGAGAATCGCTACTGACACCCTTCTCGTCAAGAGCAGCAGCTGCATCATAGAATGCAGACACCAGGTTAGCAGCAACATATGCATCAGAGTCATTGGTGGTAGAACCTACACGGATCTGTGTACCACCTGGCTCAACATAACCAGTTGCAGTGATAGGTGATGCCTGACGTGCACCACGTGCAACAGCACGGAATGCAAGACGGTCATACTTCTCAGCAAGAGCATAGCCGATCTTACGTGAGATCTCGCTACGCAGGTCATAATGAGAAAGCACTTCGTCCAATTCATAGACGAAAGCAGAGCTGATCAACAGGTCATCAACCGTGATCGTCTTCTCAGCCACTGGAGGTGCACCATTGGAATCACCCAGGATGCTGTTACCAGGAGTATGGAACTCCGACTTGGTACGACCAGTGAAGATGAACTGCAATGATTTGCCGTTCTTAAGTGTACGCTTCATGATCAAGTCACGAGCGATTGTGTTATTTTGGAAGCCTTTGAACATCTCGCCACTGAACAACTTAAGGTACAGTGCGCGTTTGTCGCCAGCTAGATTAGCCTGACCCAGCTGAGTAAGCTGAGCAGGGTTTACAGAAGATTGAAAAGCCATTTTTTTAAAGAGAGTTATTTTCGACTCTCTGAACGTTCAGAGTTATTTAGTTGTATATGTGTGGTCTGTCCCACCGTCTAGACGGCAAAGGGTATCCGCGTACGGGCCAATGCCAATAGTAAAGAGGGGACTCGAACCCCTCTGTAAGCCTATTTCTTATTTACAGTTTTGTTGTACTTGTTGCCACGATACGTGAGAGTAACAGTCATTGTTAATTCCTCAAATACCTGACCCCCGTTCCATGATCAGGTGGCATGCGTCCTAATGGATGAACGTAAGTACATCAGCCAATAGATGGTGCAGTCAGTGCTACCTGTGTGGTAGACGCTGCTGCCAAATCAAGTGGGAAGTTATGGGCATTACGCTCATGCATTACTTCCATTCCAAGTCCCGCACGGTTAAGAATATCAGCCCAAGTAGGGATAACGTGGTTCCCGTTATCGACAATGGATTGATTAAAGTTGAATCCGTTAAGGTTGAAAGCCATAGTGCTAACACCCAGGCTAGTAAACCAAATGCCAAGCACAGGCCATGCAGCCAAGAAAAAGTGAAGGCTACGCGAGTTATTAAATGATGCATATTGAAAGATCAATCGTCCGAAGTAACCGTGTGCGGCTACGATGTTGTACGTTTCTTCTTCTTGCCCAAACTTATACCCATAGTTCTGAGATACCGTTTCGGTCGTCTCCCTAACCAAGGAACTGGTGACAAGACTGCCATGCATAGCACTGAACAAAGACCCACCAAATACGCCGGCAACGCCAAGCATATGAAAAGGGTGCATAAGGATATTATGCTCAGCTTGGAAGACGAACATGTAATTAAAGGTCCCTGAAATACCAAGAGGCATTGCATCTGAAAAAGAGCCTTGTCCAAATGGATAGACAAGGAAGACTGCAGATGCTGCAGCCACTGGTGCGGAGTATGCGACAAAGATCCAGGGCCTCATCCCTAATCGATAACTAAGTTCCCATTCGCGTCCCATGTAAGAGTAGATACCGATAAGGAAGTGGAAGACGACGAGTTGGAATGGTCCTCCATTGTAGAGCCATTCGTCGAGCGAGGCTGCTTCCCAGATGGGATAGAAGTGCAGTCCGATTGCGTTGCTGGAGGGGACAACTGCTCCTGAGATGATGTTGTTTCCATAGAGTAGAGAGCCTGCAACTGGTTCACGAATCCCATCAATGTCAACAGGAGGTGCACCAACAAAGGCGATGATAAAACAAGTTGTAGCTGCAAGCAGCGTAGGAATCATAAGGATTCCGAACCAACCGACATACAAACGGTTGTTAGTAGAGGTAACCCAGTTACAAAAGAGTTCCCAGTTATTTAGTTTTTGTGGTCTTGAAAGTACGGCGGTCATTTAAATAGTAGTGCATTGTTTTGTGGCGTTAAGTAAGACCAGTTTAAAGCCGTGGCCGGCTAGAGCTAGGGGAGGAATTGCACCTCCCTTATTCTATTTAGCTATTTTTTCTTGGCAGTTTTAGCTGAGCGTTTGAAGTTAGCAGCAGTGGGAGCACC